GCTCATTATAAGACGAAAGCGTTTGTTTGCCACCTTTTCTTTCGAATGTGGCTCTTGTTTTACAAACAAACGACAAGGATCACAAAAGCCTAACATGACCAACTGAGGGCCAGTGTACTTTCGTAAAACAGAAAAAGGTGTTTTCATAAGTAAACCTATTCTGCGTAATATGCATCCCACAACAAAATTAAGATGTTGCTTAAGTAACATCTCATTAGTTGCTGCGTAACGGGCCAACGGCACACCTGGTCCTGACTCAGGCATCACTGAGGAGCGCAACGCTTCCAAAATGACTTCCTTCATCACTTCCAGGTCTTCATCCAAGACCCCAATCGGTATTTCAGATTTGGGGTACTCGGACACCACTCTATCGAGAGTGGCTTTTATAAGGTCGATGGGGGAACAGAGGTTTCGGAAGCGGTCGGAGTCGAACTCACAACCGCCTCTTTCGGCACGACTTCTGCCTTCGGCAGGTACGCCTTTCGGGCCACCATGCTCTGCGCATACAATGTCGCCACCTTCAAAACCTCCCATTGGGGCTTGCCGGACATCATCATTTGTGACATCTGCAATTCGACATCCCTCTTTTCTTCGGGCAAAAGCTTCGAACATAGATCGGTTAAATGATTCCTGTCCGAAGTTATACGCTCCTTCGCTTTCTGCTTCTTCTTCTCCTTGGCTGCAGTGTCCTTGCCACTGGCTAGCTTGGTATCTGAAGCTGCTAAGCTCGGCTTCGGCACCTCTTTCGGGCCAGCTCCATTTTGAGAGGGCTGGTTCGATTTCGGCTGCTTCTCGGGCTTCAGCTGAGGCAAGTTTTTGCTTACCTCCGGTGAAGCGGATAGGTGTTCTGCCGCAGAAGGCCCAGGGAAGTCCTTCCCCTCCTGATTCGTCACGCTGTTGTTCCCATTGGTAACCCCCGAGCTCAATGAGAGCTGTGAGGTAGGGATCGTTTGTTGTGCCGTGATCGTGAGGTAGGGGGCGACAGGGGACCTCCCTAGTCGAAAATCCTCAGCCTGCTGCCTTTCAGCAGTGACTATAGGAGTAGCTGACTCCAACAGATAAGTTCTCTGACCTTTCTGTCCACGAGGGATGAAGGGCTCAGTTTCTGTCTTGTCGTGCATGTCATACTCACCTGATGGTATCGGGTAAGTGACTTGAGGTTTCTCTGCAATCATACGAATGCGGTTCTCTGTGCCAACTGTATCAGCCAAAGACTCCGCAACGACTGCAGAACTGTAAGGTCTACGCGCTTCACTCTTTCCAAACCACTCCTCAATTTTCTTGGGGGGGTTAGCTAACTCGGCTGTTTGCTCATCCATGGTTTTCTTAGCCACATATTCGCAAACCCTTTGTACCAATCTGGGATCGTATAGGAAATCGTAATTTGAGAGTACCTCTAAAACAGCCTCTTTCGGGTCTAACCAACATAAATCGGCGACAGGAATGGGCTCGACTTTTCCTGAGGCATCACGACAGACTTTCGCAAATCTAATTCGCTTGCCATCAGAAATGAACTCATCAGCTCCAAAGGTGACGGATTGCCAGGATTCTAATTTAAGTGAGCAATTCTTCTTATATGCATTCGCAACTTGCGCCGCGACGATACGAATGTCTGCTCCAGCTTTAATTCTTTCCTTGTTAGCTTCCTTAACATCTCTAGTAGCACTGACAAAGTTTTTAATCGCAAAAGACTCCATTTTGATCTTAGGGGCCTCTTGAGACTCACTTTCAACCGGGGCTGAGCGTTTTTCGGGCTCCGCTCTCGGATTCTCCTTTTCAGGAGGAGGGCTTTTGACAGTCACATCCTTCTCAACAACCTTATCTAGCTCCTTTTGGACGAAGTTTTCCTTCTCCGTGGGCTTAAGGTCAATGACATCAGACGTGGCCTCCTCTTCAATCACGGGTTTAACCTTGATCTTAGGTGGCGCAGCCATTTTAAAGCGTCCAGGCCAAGGCAATGGCCCCTTGTAGGTCCATCGCTCAGCAGGTGCTCGCATGAAAAGAGATTGAGCCTGCACGATTTCGTGATAAGGCCCAGCCAATAGCTTAACCAACGTCTTGGGAACGTTAAAAACTTTTTCTGGTTCTGACAAGATGGAATTGGCCAGACTATTACAGTCGTGACACAAAACAAAAATGCCATAAATGAGAAAGCCTGCACCCTCCGATTTGCAAGAGTGACATGCTACTCTAGCAGCCTCAGTTTCAACCCCAATCAAATGATACGAGGAAGTTTGGACCAACGCCCAAGGAGTCTTTGCAGCCTCCAACTGAAACCATAATTGATCATCCGGAGAGACAGTGTAAAAGAATTTATTCAACCATTCCACGGTCCATGGTTTGCCAGGCTTTATAAGATCCATTAAGGTGTCCCTAATGTTTTCTTTAACCTGCTCCCATGATGCCCCGTAAGGTGCGATACTCATGCACATGTCTTGACTGAAATTTTCATTCATCCAGTCATATACCTTTTGATCTTCTTGTTCAGGGAAGATTAGAGTTTCCTCAACCCAATCCTGAAACAAACTCATGATGCGCTCTCGACGTTTGCTGCCAGAGTCCACATAGGAATAGACGAATCCATATCCTGGAATAGTGGTTTCTATGACATCAGTTGCGCCAAGAATAGAATCCAAATGCAGCTTGTGAGGGCTAAATTTGGTGTTTGGAATAAATTCCGATGAATCAGGAGTTACTTTCTTGATGCTGAATAAACGGCCCCAGATTTCTTTCCACGAGATTCCATGAGATGACGCGGGCTCTTCCTCCACTGGCATTGATCCAGTCTCGGCTTTTGCTCGCACACTTTTCTTCTTACGGCCAGGATTAGCTTCGTCATTTCCTACTCTGCGTAACCTCTTCTTGCCTTTCGTACCAGCTTCATGGTTGATTTCATACTCTTCGGCATCGTCCAACTCTCCTTGATCATGAAGACCTTCAGTGGGTTGTTCATACTTATCGTAATAATCTGAATCCATAATAGCTTGTTTACTTCTACCTTTACGCACTGGAGATTCTGTAACCAGTGTTTCTGAGGTTTTCTCTCCAGGCAAGAGAGAATAGTTTCTAGCAATGGCTTCAGTAAACAGCCAAGGCGCGACAGCCAGATTAATAGCTTGTCCATCTTTAGTTCTGTAACCAATAACCACGCCAACTAACTCTCCGCCATCTTCTAAACCAGCACCAGAAGTCGTAACCACTGTGCTGGCGGTGTGATTGTACCAAAAAGGAATTCGGTCGTCTAAGTAAGCAACACCTCGAGATATCAAAAGACCATTAGCGTTTCGATTGACAACGGTAATGGGTCTACTATCCAATCTCTGTTTAGTGATGGGAATTGCCCCCACCTTAAGTGTGCTCCATACGACATCAGGAACCTTGATAGCAAGTAAATCAAACCCTCCTTGATCGGGGGGCAGACTCACAAAAACCACAGGCCAATCTGCAAAATCATGAGATAGGACCTTGCCTCCCTTTTGAGGACTTGATAAAACAACAACCCCACCTGACCTTTGAGCTTCACGAAGAACATGCGAAGCCGTGAGCAAATATGTTTCTTTGCCCACTGTGACCCTAGAGCCACAGCCATAATGGGTTGTTGAGTTCGTTTGAGTATTTCTAACGCGGATCTCTACATGCCACTTTTTAGGTTCTAGAAGAGCCGTAGTGACACTTGAAGCTTGAATGGATTCTAACCCTGCCTTTATTTTCGGCTTAGGTACATTCAAGTTGTAAAGAAGTGCGTCAGAGGAGCTAACATTGTCCACAGAGATCGTGCGAGTTTCACCATTAATTTGAGTTTCCACATAACATCCGTCAAAGTCCCACTTAACGCGTCCTTTAACTCTCTCTGTGACATTTTCCTCTTTGGTGTTTCTCGCCGCCTCTTCTGCAGCCAATCTAGCCCTTCGCGCTCGAATCTTGTGCATTAAGAACACACAAAACGCTAACACAAGCACAGCTGCAAATGCTATAAACATCATTTGCTCCTGCTCGATCGCGAAGTCCGAGAAATGTTGAGCGATAATTTGAGTTGTTGTGGCATTGGAGCGCGCCTCAATTTTGGCGGCAGCTACTCCTGGTACCATATATTCAAACACCCATACACAGGCAGAAGCGTAAGAAACCCATATAATGTAATCAGCCAACAAAGGCAGCACCTGGGCACTAACTGAAGTCAGCGCTTGGCACACATCTCCTACAAGTTGGATTCCACCATGCACGGTAAACTCGACCGCTCTGACCAAATGGGGCATGATAAAATGTACCATATGGCTCGCAGGCAACCGCTGTTGTGTGCTAACATCAACAGCTCCTGACCATCCAAGATAAGTGATGACGGTCAGGAAGAAAATATACGACCAGAGAAAGAACATGAATCCTCTGAACGTAGTCAGCAAATCGTAGAGCCGACGCCAGGCTGTTAACCTGCGCCGTTGCCTCTCCGCATTGGCCCGCTGTATCTGCTCCCGTACAGCTACGGGTCCCATACTTTCGGGACGGGCCCCTAGGTGGTCTTGCTCCACCGCTGGTCTGGGCTCTGTGGCGCCAGCCAGGTATGCCCTCTCG